CAAGGCGAAATTCAAATTTCGATTAATTACTACCGTGCATTTATTGATTACATAAACAGGTTTACTTTTGGAAAAGGTGTTCAGTTTAAGTCTCCTAAAGCAACTGAAGCTATTGTTCCTAAACTCTTAGAACGAGTTTGGGAAGTAGATAATAACAAAATGCAAATTCTTTTTGAAATGGCACAAAATGGCGCTTGTACAGGAGACTCTTTTGTAAAAGTTGCTTATGAAGAAGCTTGGGAAGATAGCGTTGGACGTTTTCACCCTGGTCGTGTACGTGTTCTTCCACTAAACCCAGCTTTTTGTTTTCCTGAGTTCCACCCTCACGACAGAACTCGTCTACTTAGATTTAAGCAGAAGTACCGTTTTTGGGGAACATCCCTAGAAGGTACTCGTCAGGTTTTTACTTATACTGAGATTCTTACTGATGATATTATTGAAGAGTATATTAATGATGAGCTTATTGATAGCCGTCCAAATCCACTAGGTCAAATTCCAGTAGTACACATTCCTAATGTTCCTGTATCAGGATCTCCATGGGGACTTGCTGATGCACATGACATTATTACTATTAACAGATCATTTAACGAGATCTCTACAGACATTGCAGACATAATCAACTATCACGCAGCTCCTGTAACAGTCATTGTTGGTGCTAAGGCTTCTAACCTTGAAAAGGGTGCTAAAAAGGTTTGGGGCGGTCTTCCTAAAGATTCCCAGGTATTTAACCTAGAAGGTGGTGGAGCTGGTCTTGCGGGTGCTATGGAGTATTTAGCATCGTTAAAGACAGCTATGCACGAAATGATGAACGTACCAGAAACTGCTCTTGGTCAAGTTCAGCCAATTTCTAATACTTCTGGTGTTGCTTTGTCTATTCAATATCAGCCTCTTATGAATCGTTGGTCACAAAAGACTGCTCAATATGGCACAGGGTTAGAACGCATTAATGAGATTATTATGCTAAACCTTGTAGTTAAAGAACCAGAAACTTTAATTTATGATCCAAGTCAGGGCAGTCCTTTAAAGCCTGGTCAATTAACACAATTAGACCCTAATGATCCACTTACATATCAGTCTTTTGCACATTTTCCTCAGCCACTTCCTTTAGATAAGCTAATTCTTATGAGCGAACTTCAGCAAAAAATGGCTCTTGGTCTTGAGTCTAAAGAAGGCGCATTACGTGCTCTTGGTGAAGAATTCCCAGAAGAAAAGATGGAAGAAATCCGTCAAGAAATGATTGAGGATGCTAAGGCTGACGGTGCTCTATCACTAATCAAGGTACAGATTCAAAAAGAGATTATGGATATGACCGGTATGATGCCAGGACCAGAAGGTGGCACAGCAACTCCTATTGACCCGATGATGATGGGCGATGGAGATGTTCTTGGAGATGGTATTGAAGGTCCTCCTGAAGAAGGAGAAGACAATCCTGTATTGAATTCAAACCCTGTAGAAGAAGAGGGTGAAGCATCTATGCGTGAAACACTGGTTCAACAAGCTTATGGAGCTAACATTCCAACAAGAGATCCTGTAGATAATAGTAACAATAAATAATTCTAGTTTGCTAAGAAACTAAGTGTTTATTTCCCTATCCTTATAGTATACCCACTGACAAGGTCACGTGCTCACACATCGGAAAACGACCCACGAGAATGAAAAGAGAATAATAATGGATGAAAACCTAGAGGCAGTAGAAACTGCTGAACAAGTTACACCTGAAGTTTTTGTTGAGGAAACACAGTTGCCAAATACTAACGAAGTCAAAGAAGCAATTCAGAAGGCTCGTGCACAGGAAAAAGCAAAGCTATACCCTCAGGTAGAAAAACTACAGGAAGAACTCGCCCTCCTTCGCAAGGAGCGTGAAGAACGCCAAGCCCTAGAGGCTGAGCGTACAGCAAAGCGTCAAGCTCGTGAATCTGAGCGTGCAGCTGAACGTAAAAAGCAGGAAGAATCAGAACTTGAAGTTCGCGATCTACTTGTTAAAAAAGAACAAGAATGGGCAACCAAACTTGAAGCTGAGCGTAAAGAGCGTGAGAAGGCATTTGCCCTTCTAGAGCGTGAACGTGAGTTCCAGGATCTGCAACAATTTCGTTTGCAGCGCATGGAACAGGAACGCGAAAGTATTATTCCAGAACTAGTTGATCTAATTTCTGGAAATTCCCGTGATGAAATCGAGCAGAGCATCGCAGGTCTTAAAGAACGTTCTGCAAAAATCTTTGACTCAGTTGCGCAAGTTGCACAGCAAAGTCGTAAAGAGATGTCTGGTACTCGTATTACAGTACCAGCTAACGGACCCCTCGATAACAATTCGGACTCAGCTACGTTAACCCCAGACAGTATTTCAAATATGTCAATGGCAGAATATGCAAAGAATCGCTCAAAGCTTTTGGGCGGTAATAATAACCGTGGACAGGGATTGTTCGGTAATTAAACCACCCAACTAACTACCGCTTCTGAAAGGAGCAAACAATGGCAGGTTCTGCTATAACAGGTTCGTCCCAGCTCGCTGGTGCACCTACCGCTTACTCAGGTTCTAACTCACAGTTGAGCCAATCAATTCAAACCATCTGGTCAAAGGAAATCCTTTTCCAGGCTATGCCTATCCTTCGCTTCGAGCAGTTCGCTGTTAAGAAGACTGAACTTGGTGTTGCTCCTGGTCTTCGTGTTAATTTCCTACGTTACAAGAACTTCGCAGTGGACCCAACTCCACTATCTGAAGGTGTACGTATGACCACCAACGCTCTAACCGCAGAGCAGATCGCTATCACCGTTGCTGAGCACGGATACGCAGTTGCAGTGTCAGAATTGTTGCTAAATGCTTCATTCGATGACATTATGGCTTCTGCTTCTCGTTTGCTTGGTCGCCACATGGCTCAGTACCTAGACGTACAGGCACGTAACACCCTATCGGCTGCTACTTCCTCTGTGTTTGGTTACGACCGTTCAGGTTTCTCAGCAGCAACTACTTTCAACACTTATGCTGAAGGTACCACTGTTAGCTCGATCACTAGCCTAACTGCAAACCACAAGCTAACTACTGGTGCTATCAAGGATGCAGCTCTAGTTCTTGCATCTAAGAACATTCCAAGACTTGGCGAAACTTACGTCCAGTTCATTCACCCTAAGCAGTCTCGTGACCTTCGCTCAAACCCAGAGTTTATCGAAGTAACTAAGTACGCTGCTCCAGGTAACTTCATGCTAGGTGAAATCGGTCGTCTATATGACGTCGTATTCATCGAGACCACTAACCTAAACAAGCTAGCTCAAAGCACTGCTTACAGCCAGGTTAACAACGTGGGTACTCCAGCAAGCCAGGTTGAAGTTCCTGTAAAGGCTAACACTAACCCAGGTCGTGGTGGTAACCCAGGTTACGGCTCAACCGCTCCTGACTCAACAGTAGACGTAGCTGGTTCAACTCAGATTGCCGGTACTACTGGTACTCCTGGTGCATTTGATGTGTACGAATCAGTAATGATTGGTGACAACGCATTTGGTCACGCTATCTCACTTCCAGTTGAGCTTCGTGATGGTGGTGTTCTAGACTTTGGTCGTGAGCACGCACTAGCATGGTATGCTATCTGGGGTCTAGGTGTCATTACTGACCAGGCTATCGTTAAGGTCTACACCGCTTAACAACAAAACCTCTCGTAGGGCGGGGGGCTGGTTCGCCAGTCCCCCAATTACGAACCCATTACTCAAACAAGGAGAAACACATCGTGCCAAATCAACAAACAAGTCCTTTGGACGCTACCGGTCGTGCTGCAGAACAAGCCGCTAAAAAGAATGCTGCAGAAATTAACAAACGCAAAGAAGAGATTGCTCTCTCTCGTGCTGCTGAGGAAGAGCTACTAGAAACAGCTGTCTTTGATCCAAAGCAGCCTGATGTACCACTTCTCATTGATGAAATTGAAGAAGTTGGAGTAGGGATTAACAACGAAAAAGTTGTTATTCGTACAATGCAAGATATTGATGATATGACTTACGGAATAGGCAATAACTACACTTTCAAAGCTGGAGTTAAGTATTCTGTGCCAAAGGATCTAGCAGATTATCTAGAACGCCTTGGCTACATTTGGCGTCCTAATTAAGAACGTCTAATAAACTGCCCATCCTGTTAGTACCGCCTTCCTCCTAACAGGGTGGGCTTTTTCATGTTTGGGCAGTATTTATAAGCAAAATAAGAGAATATAAGTGTATACCTTTATGGAGGACTCTTGGCAGTTTTAACTAATCTTGCAAATCAACTTCGCTTTGAACTTGGCGATCTTGGTAAATCTTTCGTAACTAACTTTGTTGCTGATGGTACTACAAACAGGTTTAGACTTCACTATGCCCCGTTAGACGGCGATGGTGTAAAAGTCTTTAAAAATGGCGTTGATATCTCTACTTTAGCTTCTGTAGAAGAGCAAACTGGTGTTTTAGTTACAGACACTGTTCCTGCTGATGGCGATGAGCTTCTTGTTAGCGGAACATACTACAGGTATTTTACTGCAACAGAAATAAAAAAAATTGTAGAAGAAGCCTTAATAACCCATACAAATGGACATACTGATGTTGTTGGACGCCAACTTACTTTAGAAAACTTACCTACAATTGAAGAGTACCCTGTAGTTATACATGCGGTTACTTTGGCTTTATATACCCTAGCAACAGACGCTGCTTTTGACATTGACATCCAAGCACCTGATGGCGTGAATATTCCTAGATCTGAACGCTATCGTCAGCTAATGGATATGGTTCAAGCAAGACAATCTCAGTATCGTGAGCTATGTACTCTTCTAGGTGTTGGTCTATACAAGATCGATGTGTTTAATCTTAATAGAATCTCTAAGGCTACCGGTCGTCTTGTACCTATGTACGTCCCTCAAGAGGTTGACGATCGTTCATATCCAGAAAGAACACACGTTACTACACCTACTCTAGGTTCTATAGCTCAACCTTGGGAAACTGAATCTGGCGAGTTAACCGCTTACCAGGGTCGTGCATTTAGCCACTCATTGTCAGTTATTGGTAACTATGCTGGCAAATCATTCATCGCTAATCTTCTAAATCAACGTGGATCTGTTCTTACAGTACAACCATTTACCTTAGATGTGACAACTTCAGTTGATGTTACTATTACAGCTGTTTCTAGAACTGCGTCTAGTACGTCTATTCTTCTTACTACCAGTACTCCTCATAGTTTAGTGCAAGGTGAACTAGCAACAATTATTGGTGTAGATAGTACTGTAAATGGAACGGTTACTGTGGCAAGCATTGTAAGCACTACTCAATTTACTGTTACTGGAACTGCCACTACTGCTCTTGCACTAACTAATCTTTCTGGTCAAGTGTCAACAACTGGTACGGATGTTATTACAGCCGCTACTAGAACTGCTGGAAGTACTTCAATTCTTCTTACTACTAATGCAGTAAATAGTTTGGCGCAAGGAGATGCTGTAGTTATTACTGATGTAGATAGTACTGTTGATGGATTTGGAACAGTTGCAACTATTGTAAGCAATACACAGTTTACTATTACGGGTATTGCAACTACTGCGCTTGCACTAACTGGTCTTGCTGGTCAGGCAGAAACAGATGCTTCTAAGGCATACACATTTGATATTTCTCTTATTGCTGAACAAACTTTGCGTTTGGCTGAAAGAACATACTGGTCTATATCTACAGTAGATGCGTTTACTAATGAAAAAATTGAAATTCAAGGTGGTAAGTTCTACACTGTCAGACGTAATACGGTGGTATTGTGACCATAAACCCAAACGCCCCTATTTTACCTGAACAAGATGTTGCGTTAATTCCGGTTTATGATGAACCATATAATCCTAATGATTACCCTACAGCTGGTACTCCACCACAAACTGTAGATCCTCTTATTGACTGGCAAGCTGTCGATATAAATTTACTTCCTGGAGTTCCTGGTCAAAGAGGTCCTACTGGTCCTGCTGGAGCAGCTGGAGCAGCTGGACCTGCTGGTGCTGCTGGAGCAACTGGTGCAGCTGGTGCTACAGGACCAGCAGGAGTTTCAGGAGGGTCTTTTAGTTACACTCCTGCGGATGCAAGGGATACTTACACAATTTCACACAATTTAGGGTATCAACCAAACGTAATGGTGGTTGATTCCTTTGGCACTGAATATTTTGGAACAATAGTTTACACTAATACTAATAGCCTAACCATTACTTTTACCTCTGCGGTATACGCTACCGCTTACCTATCTTAAGGATAAACAATGGCAAAATCATTTTTGACGGACATTAACCTCAACAGGAACGTCCTGCTTAATGCAAAGATTCAAGCGTGGGGCTCTACTCCTACAGGCACTGGAAGTCCTGATGGTTCAGGAAACGCTTTAGCAGGTCAGATTTCCGCTTACCTTGGTGACCTATACATTTTTACTGGTGCAAGCGGAACACCTGCAAACACTTGGAGTAGAGTAGGCAATACTCTTTCAGATAGCACAAGCACTACAAGTTCTACAACTGGTGCATCTTCTACTGCTGTTAAGGCTGCTTATGACTTAGCGGCTGCTGCTCTGCCTAAGAGCGGAGGTACCATGACAGGTGCCATTGCAATGGGTTCAAACAACATCACTGGTACAGGAAGCATCTCTGCGACAACCTTTACTGGGGCTCTAACAGGTAATGCTTCTACTGCGACTACCGCTAGTGCAACTACTGGAACACTTACTTTTGGTACTGGTCTTACTGCTGGTGGTGCGTCCTTTAATGGTTCTGCCGCTATAACTATTACCCCAGTATCTGCATCGACCACCGCTGCTGGTATTGTCCAGTTGAGCGATAGCACATCAACTACTGGAAGCACTAAAGCCGCTACTGAAACAGCAGTCAAGGCTGCTTATGATCGTGGTAGCACAGGTGTAACTAACGCTGCTACTGCTCAAAGCACTGCTGATGCTGCTCTGCCAAAGGCTGGTGGCACTATGTCTGGTGCTATTGCCATGGGCAACAACAAGATTACTGGTCTTGGAACTCCTACTGGGGATGCTGATGCAGCAACCAAGCTATACGTTGACTCAACGGCACAGGGAATTGACTGGAAAGCATCTGTTCGTGCAGCCACCACTGCTAATGGAACGCTAGCCTCGGCATACGCTAATGGCTCCGTTGTTGACGGTGTAACGCTTGCTACTGGAAACCGCATTCTTATTAAGGACCAAACTACTGGTTCAGAAAATGGTATCTATACAGTAAACGCAACAGGAGCACCTACACGTGCAATTGACGCCGATTCAGCATCCGAAATAGTAGCTTCTTTTGCAGTATTTGTTGAAGAAGGTACTGATAACGCAGACTGCGGCTTCGTACTTACTAATAACGGAACAGTAACTGTTGGAACTACCGCTCTTACATTCACTCAGTTCACTGGGCTAGGTCAGGTTACCGCTGGTAATGGTCTTACCAAAACTGGTAACACCCTAAACGCAGTAGGTACATCTGACCGCATCACAGTTGGCACTGACAGCATTGACATTGCTTCAACATACGCAGGTCAGTCAACTATAACTACAGTTTCTAGCACAACAGGTATTACTACTGGTGCTTGGAAAGCAACTGTAATTGACCCAGCTTACGGTGGTACAGGTGTAGCCAACACTGGTAAAACAATTACTCTTGGTGGAAACCTTACTACTTTAGGTGCTTTTGCTACCACTATTACTTCTACTGCAACTACTAACGTAACGTTACCCGCTGGTACCTCAACTTTGGTTAACACCGCAGTTGCCACTCTTTCTTCACTTACGTCAGTAGGAACAATTGGAACGGGTGTTTGGCAGGGAACTGCTGTTGGTGTTCTGTATGGTGGTACAGGTGCTACCACAGCCGCCGCTGCTAGAACTAACCTAGGTGCTACTACCAAGGTAACTCTTGTAGGTACTGGTACAGGAAGCAGTATTGCATTGACTCACGGTCTTGGAACCAATCTAGTTACTGCTCAAGTTTACGACACTTCAACCTCAACCGCTACTTTGGTAGAAGTAGACATTACAGTAACTAGCACAGTTGCTACCGCCACTTTTGCATCCGCCACAACTACACTAAGCAACTACACACTCGTCGTCATAGGTTAGGCTTAACCCATGACTACAAAGTTTCTCAATAACATTGACCTAAACGGCACACTAACTATCGCAGGTTCTGGTGGAACTAATGGTTACTTTTTAAAGACTGATGGTACTGGAGTTATTTCTTGGGCTGCTGCTTCTGGTGGTGGTTCAGGTTTTACTGGTGCTGGTACTTCTATCACAAACATAACTGGCTCAGCAAGCAATAATATGACTATTACCTCTGCTGCTTCTGGTAATGGTACCCTAACGCTACTGCCTTCGGGTCAAGGCAACATTAATCTAAATAACCCTTATACAACTAGACCTGCTGGCTCCGTATCTATTGTTGGTCAAGTTCCTACTGGGGTTAATGGTGGACACATTTATATACAATCTGCTTATGCAGGTTCTGGTGCTCCAGGAAACATTTACATTGATGGTCAATACGATGAAGTTAATTCTAGAGGAAATGTCTACATTGGAGCTGGCGTTGATGGTCTAACCTCTGCATCAGCTGCAGTTTATTTAGGTACAACTGGGGTTCAAATTTACATAGATGGAACTATCTCGAACCCTCTAAAAGTTAGTGGTGGTAGTGCTGGTACTTCAGGACAATTTCTAAAATCAAATGGTACAGGTGGTCCTCCTAGTTGGGTAACTTCTTCGACAGTTACTTCTTACACAGTTTTAGGTTCTACAACTTTTTCTGGAACCGCACCTTCATTCTCGTCAATTTCAGCGTCATATAAAAAACTTGTAATGACAATCGTATTTTCATCAATTGGTACTTTTTCTGGAGCATTGTTATTTACTGCTGGAACTTCCTCAGCATCTGCTGTCCCGTATGTTCGGTGGGCTACATCTTCAGGAACTGGAGTTTCAAACGCTGGAACATCTGGTATGGCAATTAGTGGAACTGTCGCTCCTGTAGCAAACTTGTTATACGTTGTAGAAATACCAAATTACACTGGTAACTCTGTTACCTGTTGGGGTTCTGGTGGTAATAACTTTGTTGTTGGGTCCGTGTCGGCGGCATCGACTGGTATAGCATACGCTGCTTTTACTGCGGCTACTTCTTGGGGGACAGCGGCAGGAACAGCAACTTTATACGGAGTGAATTAATGAACAAAATAATCGAAGTTAATTGTGAGACTGGAGAAACCATTGAAAGAGATGAAACTCCAAAAGAAATAGCGGCAAGAAAAGAACACGCTAGGCAAGAAACAGAAGCCGAGCAGATTAGAGAATCTGCCTTAGCCAAACTTCAAGCCTTAGGACTTACAGAAGCCGAAGTTAAAGCTCTATTAGGCTAAGGAATGCAATGAGAAGCTCAGATATTCAAGGTCGATTTAATATAGACTATGAAGCTAAGTCTATGTATGAGGGTGTTGCTGAGGATCTTGGTGGCACTGTAGGTACAGAGGTTAGCTGGTTTAGATGGCAAGATTACTATCTAACTGATAATTTTAATGATATTGTAGACGACATTTATGATGTCTCTAGCTCTACTCCTACTAAAGGTCGTAGATGGATGCTTCCATTTAACTTCCCAGTAGTTATGGCTCAGTTAATTCGTTCAACTAACGTTATGAATGAACGCGGTTTTTATGTTACAGATACTTTGCGTTTAGTTATAAATGTAGGAGACATTCAACGATTACTACCTACTGTTTTAAGCAACCCTAGCAACCATATTAAGGATAGAATTATATACAGAAATGAAGTATTTGTTCCTACTCGTGTTCTTCCTCGTGGTGCATTTGGGTCTCGTTATTCTGTTGTAACAGTTGACTGCAACCAGATGAATTCGGAAGAACTTGTAAACGACCCACAATTTCAAAAATATGCAGCTGTCAGTAAAGCAGATAATAGAACTATTGGCTATGGTAATGGATACTATGGATCAGATAAGTATGGAGAGTAATAATGGCACTAGTTAAACCTACAGTAGGACAGACCGCTTGGGGTACCGTCCTTAATACTGCTCTAGAATATTTAGACACTAAAAACCAATCAGGTTTTTATGGCTTTGACTACGAAATCCACGTTAGTCAAGTAGACGGAAATGACACTACGGGTAATGGTGACATTCTAAACCCCGTTGCTACCATCACTAAAGCGTTGACTTTAGTTACTGGAAATCGTAAAACAGTTATTGTTCATCCAGGAACTTACGCTGAAAACCCATCAATAACAGTTCAGTACACAACCATAACTGGTCCTGGGCTTATTGGTGGAAACATCGTAATCTCTGGAACTGTAAGCACAAACAAGGGTTGCACTATTGCAGGTATAAAGATGACCAACCTGACTGTGACCGCACCTAGCGGGACAGGAAATGTAAACATCCTTAATTGTGAAGTTTCTGGAACTTTTACAAAAAGTAGCAATGCTGACTACACCGTTCTTCGTTTGTGTGACCTTACTGCCGCAAGTATTACTGGAGCAGGTCTAGTTGCCATCTTCGGTGGTAATCCAAACTTCATAACCGTCAACAACGCTAGTGCCAATGTGATTGTAAAAAGTGCCGTCACCGTTGCTCCAGTTCTAACTGCTGGAACTCTAAGCCTTGTAGACTCTGTAGTTGCTGCTGCCGTTACCAATGCCGTTACATCTGCTGCCTCTAGCATTATCACACTAGCAAACTGCCAGTTTTTGACGTCAGCACTAAATGGTGTTGCCCCAGTTGTACTAAATGGTTTTTACTCAATCTTCAACTGTGTGTTTGATAAACCAAACTCAACTCTAGTAGCACTATCAGGAACTGGTGGTTCTACAGGGTCTGTTGACTACTTCCAATACGTCAACGCAGACAGACTTCTTATGCAAAATGGAACAGCACCTTCTGCTAACCTAACAGGCGGCGGCATCTTGTATGTAGAGGCTGGTGCGTTGAAGTACCGTGGCTCATCTGGAACTGTAACCACGCTAGGAGTGGCATAATGAATAAAGTAAAAACTCACAAAGTAAAAAAGACTGTTAATGGTAAGGGAAGTAAGCCTGTAAAGGATTACCACAAGGGTACTCTTTCTAAAGGAGAACACGATGTAGCCTCTAAAAACGTTCACAAAAAGTATGGCATTACTGGTGATGGTCCTAAAAAACAGACAAGAGTACGAGTAAAGCACTAATGGTTTTAAAGAAGGCTGTAGAATGGTCCAAGGAGACCTTACAAGCCCCTTGGGAGCCCTTAAAGGCTAATAGCCATTAAAAGATATGCAAAAGGAGTAGGTAGTCTGTATGCCCCATTTAACAAAGATTAACCCTAGATTGCCAGAGTTCCTAGAAACTGGTGGAGGAGTACAAAAGATTATGAGTCATCTAGACGAATTACACGGAAAAGAACTGGCAGCAATGGCAGCCAGGCATGAGTATGAACTGCACTCTTTAAAGAAAAAGCACGCTGATCAAAAGTCTGCTTCAATGGCTAAGCTTGCAAAACCTACCAAAGCTAAGGTAAGGACTAACAAAAGTGCGCGTTAGAACTAAAGATGGCGTTGGGCATGAGGTTAAGAAGAAAAAGTCTGATAAAGGTATTGGTAAAAAAGGCGATATTATAGTTGACCATACCGCGACTAAATCTGGTAAATACGATAAGATGAATTTAACTAAGGTTGCTAAATCTAAGACTGTTGAACAGGGTGCTAAAGCAACTCGTAAATGGCACAAAGAAAATCCACGAAAGAAGAAGTAATGGCATCTGGAAATGAAAAACTAGAGGCGTTTTTTGCTGCTACTGAGGCAAAAAGTAATGCTGCTCGTGATAAGAGCGTAGCAAGGCACCAGAAGAAACTAGACAGAAAGTTTGCTGGAAAAATGAGAAAACACGTTCTTCCTGTGGCTGCAGGTACTGAAGGTATTGCTAAAGGAGCTGCTAAAGTATTTGAAGGTACTAGAAAAGAAGATGTTATCCACAAGAGCCAAGGCGATGCAGCTAAAGCTGCTGCAAATACTAAATCAGTAGAGGCTAAATCTGCTAATGGTCCTGTAGGTCGTATGCTTGCTAAAAGAGTTGTTAAAAAGAACGTTAAGCGTGGAATGAAAGAAGGTGGCGCTGTAGCAAGGCAAATGCTTGGCGCAGCTGCTAAAGATGCAAGGAGAGGTAGATAATGCCAGAATGTAAATGCGATAACTGTAAGTGTGGAAAGAAGGATGAAAGTGGCGAATAAAAAGCCTGCTCCAAAAAAGCCAACTAGAAAACCGTCAGATCCAACACCTATTTATACACAGGTGGTTAAGTCTAGAGGGTTTGATCCTTTAAAAGGTAAGCCAAGAAGTTCGGCTATTGATTCAATTCCAAAAAGCATGTTGAAAAAGTCAAATGCTTCTAAACAGAAAAAGGACTAAATAATGGCAAACACAAGTAAACCAGTACGAAAAATAGCAAAAGCAAGAGCTACTAATCTTAGAACAATGTACAAAAATCCAAGTGGAAAAGCTCTTGAACGTTTAAATAATAGCTTTACTAAAGTAGAGAATAAAGTTAAGACTTTATCTACAGACGATCAAAACTACACTTCTAAGAGTTATAATAAACCTTTTGAAAAAAGGATTAAAAAGAGCGATATGGCTAAAGGCAGAAAGAAAAAAGGTAAGTAATGGCAACAACAAAAAAGTGTAGTTGTGGCAAGTGTGCCAGCTGCAAGAAGTCTTGGACAGATTCAAAGGCTGACAAGAAGCAAGACAAGAAGCTCGAAAAGGGCATGAGTGCAGCGCAGAAGAAAAAGTTTGAAGCTGCTGACAAAAAGATGGACTCTAAGAAGCCATCTAAAAAAGAAGATGTTAAAATGGACAAGGCACTAGCCAGAAAGATCAAAGGTAAGAAGTAATGGCAAATAGAGCAGGTAAAAAGCTAATCAAAAACGTTGCTAAGACAATGTCTACTCAGGCAACTTCAAAAGGTACTTATACTGGAGATCAGCTAAAAAGTGTTGTAAAGACTGGAACTAGTATGGGCGTTTCTAAAAGAGCTATGCAAAAGGCAGTTAAAAAAGGTGTTAAGCAAAGTGTCAAGGACTTTAATAGTAAAGTAAAGGGTAAGTAATTATGGCAAGAGCAGCAAATACCCCAAGGGTACAAAAACAAGCAATTAAAGAGAATAAGAAGCGTGCAATCGCTGGAGTTAAAACTGTAGGTAAAGTAACCGCTAGAGTTAGTTCTAACCTTGGTGGAAAAACTGTTGGCGCAACTCGTCCAGGATTAGCCAAGTTATCCTACAAGACAGTAGTAGCTAAGGAAAGAGCAAGGGCTGCAGGAGTACCTGAAAAAAAGATTAATAAAACAATGAAGAAAAGCAGCAAGGGATGGACAAACCCTCTGTACAAAGACTAGTAATAGTTTTATAAAGTTTACCCTGCCAAAAGCAGGGTTTTCTTTTATTCTTAAAGAGTAGTATTTCGTGCGAACTACTACCTATTAATTTAGAGCCTGCGCCTCGATTGGGGATTTGCAAATGTCTGCGAAAAACGTTAAACCTTGGTGGGATAGAGTCAATGACTACTACCTATTTGATGAGCGAAAACAGTTCATCCGAGGTGCTGTTGGGTTTAGACCTAACAACCGTCAAGAAGCTATGATGGCTCAAATAATTGCCGGATACGTTAATTCAGAGTTTGCACAACCTAAATCGATAAGCAAGAAGAGATGAAGCACGTACTAAAACATTTCCCACAGGCTGCAGCAGAGACTGCTCGCTCTATGACGTATGACCTACGTAATAGTGCTATTGAGCACGGATGGCACCCTGACATTGCTAACAGCCTCCATGTTGTCCACACTGGATCTGAGTTTAAAGTTCACGTACCTAAGCAGCACAAAAAAACTGTACACGAATTAGAGTATGGTACAGAAAC